ATTCTATCACCTTTTTTAATTTTATATTTACCATCAATTTTAATATAATCATTTCTTACTTCAATAACTTTTAAATCAGTAATTACATTACCTACTATAAGAGTCTCTTTCAATTCAAATGAACCTCTTGATTGTATTGGTTCAATAACAGGATACTTTTTCTTATTAATTAAAGTAGCATAACCAGATTGGAAAGTTTTAGCAATACCAGGATTTGTTGTTACACCTGCTGTGCTAAATTTTAATATACATTGTGTACCAACAATATAGTCATCTACATTAAAGAACTGATAATTATAATTATCTGAGTTATAACCAGTTCCTTCAACCGAAGTGTTTGTTGATATTCCACCTTGAGTCGCACCAATTCCAGCTTCACCTACTCTTTGTATACCCTCAACATAAACTTGATCACCTGTTGCAAATGGTTGATTTTCAAATCCATTGATAGGAGTCTCAAGGAAACAAGTTACAACTCCAGAATTACTTATTTGAAGTGAGTTAATTCCAACTCCATTTGAGTTATTGATTGAAATAATCTTATGTACAACTGAATCTAAACCAGTGACAGGTGATAATACATCTACTTTAGATATTGTTTGATTAGGTGTGAATGCCTGTAATGAAAGAGTATCAACAACTGTATTAGATACTGGATTAAATACAATCAAATTAGGTGTGCTCATATAATCAGCACCACCACTTATAATATTAACTGAATCAATAATATCAAGATTATCAATATTGACGACTGGTGATATAAACGCTTCTGGACTTATAGTTTTATCAGAGGAATATTCATATCCAATATCAACAATTCTGACTTTTTTAATTCTTCCAATATTTCTAGATGAAGCGATGATGTTTGCATCAGTTCCGTTTGTGCTTCTAACAGATTTAAATTGTGGTAATTTCTTGTAATTGAATCCTGGTGATATAATATTTAAATTTTTAATTGCACCATGAACTCCTGTTGACTTCGTAGAATATTCTAGTTTTTCACACTGACTAGATGTGTAACTTAAAAATTCAGGAATTTTGGGTGAAATATCAAAGGTATCTGCAGTAACATTTGATATCTTATATTCACCATTGTACTTACTATCAATAAATCTAATTTCAGAGTAATTAGAAACTTCAGTATCCGCTGTGCTTATAAAACCACCTTTTGTTAATCCATAATATAATCTGCCAGGAGAAGATGCTGAATATTGAACTGTAAGTGCAGCACCTATAGGATCAGTATTATTTGTTCCTATTCCTATTGTTCCACCTGCACCCACATTGAATACACTTGAATCTTGAGAACTTAAATATTCATTGGTAAGTTCTCTGTCATAGAATAATTTGAAGTCAAAATTTAATAATGTAGTGCTAGTCAATCCAAAATTTAATTTTGAATTTTTAACAACATCAATTCTTGGATTTATTAATCCAATTGATTGATTATCTCCACCAGTATTTGCAGTTATATTTACAGTTCTTACAGGATTTGAGTTGATATCTAAAATTGTTTCAGAAAGTTGGAATCTTCTACTGCTTACTTTGTTAACAAAATATGTGCCTGTGCTTAATCCAGTTGCACCACCATCATAGAATACTTTATCTCCAGTCTCAAATCCGTGATCAATTAAGTCTATTTGATTTGTTTCAACATCTGCAGCGTTGAACAAGATTGGATTTATAATTAATTTTTCAAATGCTTCATTATAATTAACAGATATAGGTGTTGTATTACCAAGACCAACATTCAGATTAGGTATAACATTAAGTTTTATTGTATCTCCTTCAACTAAATTGTGAGTTGTAGTGTTTGCTGCTGCAACATTTGTTGATACTGTTGTGACAATTTTATCAATATTACCAGTTACTTGCTCTTTTACTGTCTGTAAATTATATAATCCTGAAGAAATTCCTGATTGTGATCCATTACTATAAAAGAATAATCCTTCACTTGTACTACCAATTCCTACTTTAGAGGTAACTAAACCAATATTATTATCTCCTTTGTCAATTACAAATACTTCAGTTGAATTTGCACCAAGGAATGGTAACTTGAATTCTGTCACTAAAGGTGTTGTACCCACATCAAAACGATTTGCACCAACTCTCTTGTTTAATGTAAGTTTTTGTCCTGTTTTGAATGGATGGTTTGGTATATGTATTGTTCTTGTAGGTATAGATGTTCTTTCAATTATTTCACCAACAATTCTATCAACACTAATTGCCCCTCCAGATGTAGTTCCTACACCAACTGACTGAGGTGCATTAAAGTAGATAACATCATTAATTTCAGACTCAAATTTTTTAGTTTGAACAGGAATACTTATTTGATTGTTTAAAACATCAATATTTGAACCTAATGTATGTGCAATACCTACATGTCTTAAAACTCTAATTACTTTTCTTAATGGATAAACATTTAATACTTGTAAAGTTTCTATGTCACTAGCATTGTTTACATTACCTGAACCAACTCTTAATGAACCACCAATAGCAACAGTATTTGGTATTCTAGTTACGTAAATGTCTTGTATTAAACCATTAGCAGCACCAATAGTCATACTCTTTGCGAGTCCTATTCTATCAGTATTAATTCCAATATTAAATGAATTAGTTAAATTAACAATTGAACTGCTTAAACCTGATACAGAAATTGCATCTTGATTATTTAATTCAACAAATGGTAAATAGTTTGCTATAACTTCAGTTGCACTTTTCCATTCAAATACTGCATTTTCAAAACTTGTAAGTACAGTATTAATACTAGAGATTCCAATTCCTACTATCTCATCAACTTCAGCACGGAAACCTGAACCATTAGTGCCTGTATCATCAAATTCTGTAAGATCACCAACTTTATATCCATCACCACCATTAAGTATAGTTACTCCATCAACTCCACCCTCTGTTACAGCCTCTATTTTTGAAATTTGTCTAATTTGCTCATATGATTCAGTAACAAAATCATTTCCAGCAAATTTTTCATCTACATTGTAAGGTAATGTATTTCTTCTTAGACCTGAATTATTAAAATCAAATTCCTGTGTTAATGTTTGATTTTCAACAATAAATGGTGAACGATAGGTATTACCGATAAAATATGGATATTTACCTTCTAGTTTATTAGTTCCCGTACCTAATCCAACAGTAGAGAAGTAAGCATATACTCCATTAGGAAATTCTGGTGTTTTTCCAAATCTTCCATTATGAATGTCTAAATCTCCTGTTCCATTATATACATGATCCTCTACGAAAAATCCTGCTGCATAACCTGCTGGACGATTTTTGACTCTATTGATATCAGTTACATAAGATGGAGTTATTATTTTTAAATCTGAGTTTATATTATCTGGATCTGAATAACCAAAAGGTCCATATATTGGATTGCCATCATATGCCCATCCAACTATTGGTGAATGACCTGTTATATTACTAAATTCTCCACTTGAAGTAACGTTAAATGTGTTTTCAAAATTATTTGCTATATCTTGCGAATATCCTAATATACTGAATCTTAATGAATCTTCTTTTGTTGATAAAAATGAATCACCAAATCTGTGAGTATTGTTTAAAGTTAAACTTCTAACTCTAGCAGCATAGGTTCCGTTTGATCCTCTTGAAAACGCTCTAACCTCTGTTGACACACTACTATATCCAATACCAGTGTTAGTGACAATTGCATCGATAACTTGACCATTTTCAATAACTGGACGAACTCTAGCACCTGCTCCAGCTCCTGTTGATATGACTCTAATTTCAGGACTAGAATTATATTCTCTTCCTCTGTTTACGACTGCTACATCAGTAATTCTACCATTTACAATAATTGGTTTAAACTCTGCAAATTTACCATTTTCAATAGTAACTTTAGGAATAACTTCTTTATCAAGAGTTGTTGATCCATAATTTGATCCCTCTTCATATAGATAACCACCGATCAACTCACCTGTGACAACAGGAGTGATTGTTATATCACCTGTAATTGTTGAACCATAAGATACATCAACATTAACTTTTATCTGAGGATAATTAAATATTTGGAATCCTTCACCTGATGTAGTAAAGTTAGCATATTTTCCTCTATCATAATTTACAGTTGAAGTTCCACCAATACCAGCGTCTGCCAATTGGAAAGTATCATTTGTTAGTTTTTTTATAAAGTATGAAGATGTTGTTGTTAAACCTTGTATGGCTGTTGTTTCTGCAGAGTATTCTACAATTTCACCACTTTGGAATCCGTGATTCTTAAATGTAACAACATTTAATGATGTGGATATACCTGCTGGTTTTACTCTCAATTTTCGGTGAGTATAACCAGAACCTTCCTCTAATACCTTAACTGCAACTAAAGTATTTCTATTTTCAGTTCTAAACTTATGAATACCACTTGCTGCTGTATCAGTTGATAATCCTACAGTGTTTATACCTGCAGTGCCAAACAATGCGTCATTTCTACTATTAAATATTCTGACAGTTGTTGGATTAACTGATCTTACAAAATATGGAGAACCATCAGACAATGTTGATGCAATAATATTTGCAGGATCATAAGCAGTACCTATACCAATAGGAGCGTTACCATTTGAACCATAGTATACAATCTGACCATTATCTAAATTGTGTTCTGTTTTAAATGTTATTGTTTCATTTGCAATATCTACACCACCATTGAAAAATACGTCTCTACTATCAAATTCTAATTCTCTATTTCTATTACCTAATATAGGTTGTAATAAACATCCACTTCCATTACCACCAGTCAATGATATACTTTGAATTGCTTCAATATCAAACTCTTGTGGATCTACGAATACTTCTTTAACAGATCCTTGTATGATTGGTTCTACAGCTGCTCCAATTCCATTACTGGTTTCAATACCAACGATTGGTGGATTTACAACATCATATCCACTTCCTGAGTTTAACAAATCGATTGATTCAAGAGGACCGTAATATATCTGGTTATCTGAAATTGGTGAGTGAATCTGTACACCATTTATTAATATACCAATATCACTAGTTGGTATATCTTGATTTGAACTTACAAATAAGTTTTGTGTTAATGGTATTTTTCTTAGTATCTTATCAGGTTCTAATCTTCTACTCTTATGTTTTTCTAATACAAACCTATGAATATCCGATGTAGAGGTAGTAGGACCTACTTGAACTGTACTTGCAGATCCAATTTGTGCCAGTGAGTTAAATATTCTAATTTTTGTTATGTCTTGACCTGGTTCAGGTATTACAGGATCGACAAAATAAGTTCTACCTGTGTCTAATCCAACTAATGCTTCTCCCTCTGGTAGATATGTTACTGCATCTCCCTGAATAAATTTAATGTTTCTACTTATACTAAAATTAATGAAACTATATCTATCATTTAAAGGATTAAATGCATCCAACACACTTGCAGTTCCACCTACAAGAGTTTCTTCAACTATATCAGTTGTAATATCGTAACTTGGTAAAGAGTTTGATGCAACGTAACCATCAGCGTTTCCGTCAGTATATACACTTAAAGTATCTGCGATAATTGTATCATTTCCTTGAGTTATACTTACACCTGCACTTGTTGCCTTCTCAACTTTTCTACGAATATCGTACAGTTGATTTGCATCTTGAGTAAATCCAGCTATATTTGAAACTGTTATCTGATTTAATCCCGTATTGATGCTTGCAACTTGACCACTTCCAGCAATAACTTGTTCATTTCTCTTTAGAATGTCAAATCTATCGCCAATTTTAAGAGATGATTTATCAATTGGTGTTTTTAACGTAAAAGTTGAACCACCAAGTGGAATATCAACTTGAAATCTTGAACTAGTGTTATAAATCCAAGAGTTAGCAAATATTTGTTTATAATTTTTACTATCATTCTCTATCTTTTCACCAATATTTTTAACAAAGAAATTTTCTCCCTCATTGATAAGACTAATATCAGTAATTGGAATTAACTCAGATAATACACCAGTGATTCTTAAATCAATTCTTTTTGATAAATCTCCATTTTCATAACCGAAAATTGTTTCATTTGCTCTAATATCATCTGCAGTTCCTATTCCAACACCAACCCCACTACATCCAAAGAATTGATTTATTGATTTTGATGAATAATTTATAGCAGAATTTGCACCACTAATAATAGTTCCAGTTGTGCCAAATCCGACTGTTGAATCAACATTAATTATTGTAGCACCAACAGGAACTTCATCTAAAACTTTTGTATTACCTGGTACAGTAAATACACCTTCAATTAGGTCACGGTCACTAAATCCAACAAATAAAGCAATTTTAAAATAATTTTTACCGTCTCTTTTAATAATTTCAACTTCAGAAACAGATGCATTTGTGGAAGTATCAGTTGATTTAAATATTGTTTGTCCAGTTAAGTTCTGTGGTTCTCCGTTTGGTGTGATTAAGTCTGCTACGACTACTTCTCTTCTTATAAATTCAGCGTCAGATGGTTTTATTAAATTACCTTCTAAGTCAAGAACTCTTGCTTCGACTCCATATAATACTTTAAATAATATTCTTATAGATTCTTCTATTCCTTTTGATTGATAAAATGAACGTGCAAACTTTGCAAAATTACCTACATTCAAATCATCTGCAAAATTATTATTTTCTAATCCAGGTAAAAAAGTTTTCTTAAACTTTCTAAAAAATTCTTGAAGAAATAAAACAGATAAGTTTGTTAAAGACGAACCTGATGTGTGGGATGCTGCTAATGTACTATTAAATTTTAAACTCTCACGATTTATTTCAAGTAATGAAGATGAAATACCAACATTATATCCAGTAATACCACTAAAACCACGAACACATCCTGTAAACGTTGTAGAAGTTATACCAGTATATGAGATTATTTCATCATCTATTTTTAGTAATCCATATTCTGATGGAAAACCTTTAGTGCTTGGAACTGTAATAGTGGTATCAGTAGTAGATATATCGGCAGAAATAGTTGTAACTCCTACAACTACTTCGGGAACTAAGTTTTCAACTTTTAAATATTGATCTAAATTACTGATTAAATCTTGAGAACCACCTTGAAATTCTTGAGAAATATAATATTGTTTTAAAAATTCAATAGCATTTGGAAAATCAGATACCACAAATTCTGGTAACTGACTCTCAATAATAGTATTGACTTGTATTCTTTTGTCAATTTGTGACATAAATTATTTCCTCTCTAAATCTCCGTTAGAGTAACTTGATGTGTAATAATCTCTCTGGAATACGACTCCTGATACATCTTCTCCTGATGCAATTACATCCTTCACAGTATTTATTGTGCTTTTCGATACGTCAAAATTAAGATATAAATCCTTTAAACCAATCACATCATTTGATTCAGGGAACGCTTGAACTTCGATTATATTATTTTGATTAACAGTTGATGTTATATTAATAGTGTTTAGAATAACTTCTCCTTTTTTATAATCAACAACTCCAGCATCTTTTACAATAACTCTTTGCTCACCTTTGTTATTTTTAGTAACAATACTAAGAGTGCCCATATTACTACCATCTAGACCACCTGCTGAATTTTTATTTGGAACATCTGTAATGTAAGCAATTTCATTAAAACCATTAATTGTAAATCCTGTACTCTTAATATTAAATCCTGCAGGGTTGATATTAAATTTATTACCATAACATAATTCATATTGTGCAAATTGATTTAAGAGTGCTTTTAAATCCCTTCTAACAATAACTTTAGTGATATTAGATGTAATACCATTATTAATACGGTCTATAAGTGTACTTACTTTACTGTACTTAAATCTACCTCCAAACTTATTAAGTTCAACATTATCAGCATATTCATTAAGTCCAGATATAACAGATGACCTTAAACTCGCAGCAGATACAACTTGTGAAGGATTATAATAAATGGTTGTATCAATTTCCACATATAGTAGTTTTAAATCAACTATTTCTGAATTTATACCAGCAATAGCGTAATTCTTTAACTTGTTTTTAATTTGTGATTTGTCAAAGTCTGATACAAAAGTACCATTTTTTGGTTTGATACTAATCTGAACTTTTCCAAATTGTGGTGGATCTAATTCCTCTCCACCTATGACCGCAACAGATTCTGTCTGAGGGAAAATTGTACCAATTATTGCCTCATAATCTCTTGGTGTAACTGCCCTATATTGTGCTGAATAAAGTCTTGGAGCAAAGTACTTAATAGAAGACACATCTTCAACTTCAGCACCATTAGAAGCGTTTGTAACTGTTGTGACAGATATACTATCTGATGGTGTAAAGAGTGTTTCGTTACTCTTCGTGAATGATCCTTGAAAGCTAAAATTAGAAGCACCATTCCCAGTCTCACCCTCAGTTACAATATATCTTACAGTAATTATCGAACCATTTTCTAATTTACGACCAAACAATCCATCACCAAATAATATTTCATATTTTTCATCTTGAACTTCTTGTGCAAGGAATATTTCTGAGTTTTTATCAATATTTAAAATATTATCAACCATACTATATTTTCTACCAATTGTGGTATCTGCTGGTCCTGATACAAATACTCTGATGGTTGAGCTATCAATATTTGGACTATCAAGTATAAATCTTTGATCTTGAGATGTATCTACTCTATAAACTCGTTGTAGGTATGTTCCCTCGTGAATAGTGATTGGTTCATCAAATTGAGCGAATGATGTCCCACCTATATCTTTAATTCTTGTAGAAACAACATCATCAGGTATAGAAAAACGATACGTTGTATTTTCAGCACTTCCTACACATACAAGACCTGCACGTAGTCTTAAAAACTTTGTAGTGCTATCATTAGTAGTTCCAACGTTAACATCACCTAAATTAATTGTCGCTGTTGCAGCGGTTTTTGAACGGGGTACATAACCAATATTTCTTGCAAGTGATATTACATTTTCTCTTATCGTAGCAGAATCAAGAAACGATTCGTTTGCAACTAAATTTGCGTTAAATGAATTAATATATGTATTGTAAGCAAGTGTATCAATTAAAACTGAAAAATTAGAACCTTCAAAGTCAAAATCAGAAAAATTTGAGTTTGAACGAAGAAAATCTTTAATTTGTGCTTTGATATCATCAAAGTCTAAACTTGTAA